ATTTCAGGAGATGCAAGACCATTTGTGAAGGTTACACCCAGATCAACATTTTTTGTACCAACAGTTGCAATACCAGAACTAAAAGTAGTTTCAATGGCTGAGTTGAACCCGTCAGATGTAACAGCGTTTGGACTTGATTCAAAAGCAAGAACTTTACCTCTTGAATCAACATTATCATAATCTGTTTGATCAATTACAGCTGCGTTTGTTGGATCAAAGTACAATGATCTGTCCTGTATATATTTTAGAACTTTAGTTTCTTTATCCCACGATGCAACATAACCATAAGCGACTCCACCAGTTACATTCTGTTGAACCACTTTACCCACCGTTGGGTTTTGAGTGGTAGTGCTTGGGAATTTAATTGCACTCATAGATGAATAAGAATCATTAAAGTATACAGAAGTAGTTCCAATTGATGTTGGATTTTTAACTAAAGTTACTTGTGCAAATTGAGTATCAACAGGAAAATCTTTGTTATCACCTCCAAATCTTGCATAACAAAGTACTCTGTCAGTTCCTAACTCTTCGTAAATATTAAATCCATGACCCTTTGATGGAGGTATAATTGGAATTAATTTAGCATGGTCTGTAACCTGATCGTTAATTTTTCCGAGATCAACAATTCCGTATGTATAACCCTTTCCACCAGATGATACAATGGCATTAGTAATCTTACCACCGACCACATCTACTACAACTTTTCCACCAGATCCATCACCTAATATGTCAACCTCTTGACCTAAACCACCAGTGTATCCCCCTCCACCTTGCTTATCGATGTATACCTTTTTAATTTGATTGTTATTTACATCAGAATCTCCATTTTCTCTAACAGATTGAATTTGAGACTCTGTTGTAATAGTCCAATCGTTTGGCACAGCGATAAATTCAGTTGAATCAAACTTGATAATATCACTAGGTGAAACTGTGTATAGGAACTTCCAAATATAACCGTCACCACTTTCTCCAGCCTTTGATGGTTCTAAATCTGTAAATGTAGGTTCGTCTTGTGATGCATTTCCTGTAGTGTTAATTCCAGATGATCCATTGTCAATGCAAACGTATACGTTAAAATTTTGATTTATAACATAATAGTTTGCATCATAGAGTCTTGCTGATTTAGTTACAGGAGATTGATTATTGATGCTATAATCATGCCTATACATCTCATATCTTGTTCCCTGAGTCCAATCAACTTTTCTTATCAATCTTCTTACATTTTTACCTGTTACTCTCTTACCAAATAATGTGGTGTCACCAATATGATTATTTGTATTAATATTATCGACTGGATTTGGAGGGTTATCATCAAAATCAGACTGCCTACCAAAACCCACTACAGTAGCGTTTGGCAACCCTAATGTAACATAAAATGAATTTGTTGGACTAGCTCCTCCAATACCAGTAACAGTGTCTACAAAGTTACTCGCATTCAATATTCTGAACTGATCCGTAATTACTGCTGGCATTTTATTACTTTTTTTCTATATTTATACGTGAAATCATCAAGTTAGTTTATCTTTAACTGCACCAGTATCACGAATACCATAAATTCTTCTCTCTATGGTTGGGAATGTTGATATTCCTACACCAGTTGAAAGTCCAACCGTATGACCTGTGACACCTATTGCAACTGGGTCTGGTCTACTCATATTGCCTGTATTAGTAAATAAACGACCCCAAGAGAAATTACCTCTATCACCAGTGGTTCCCACGGAGGTGGTTAAACCAGCATGAACAGTTCCTGAATGAATATTTGTCAATATTTCCGCAGTTGTGCCACTCGTTGTAATAGATTTGATAATGTAAATGTTATCTGCAAACTGTGTGCCGACTCCTACAATGTCGTTATTATTACCACTTAAGTTTAATGATGTAACACCATTACCAACTGTGGTATTGAACACATAAATTGGATATCCGGGTTGAAGTGTACTGAAGTTACCTGCAGTTCTTGCTAAACCTATTCTCAATCCAAGAGTAGATACACCAACCACAGCAGTTGATATTCCTGTTACAATACCACTAAATCCCTGAATATCTTTAATATTTGTAATTTTTTCAGTGATTGGTTCAGGAGCAGGTGCAAGAACCTGTGGAGGATTGGTATTTGTATAACCAAGTCCTATGTTGTTTACTGTGACTGTAGTGATGATACCACTTGATATGTTACCTGTAGCAGTTGCAAATGTAGCAATACCTGAAGTAACTGCTGGTGCTGTGGTGGCTGCAACACCTAATGGTGCTCCGATCAAAATGCTTGTGGTAGTCCCTACGTATCCACTACCACCATTTACTACTGTGATAGCAGAAATAGTTCCTGAAGTAGATACTGTCGCTGTTAAAGCAGCAGCAACAGGACTAACATCATTAACAATCCTTACTCCTATGCTGTTAATTACAAGAGCAGAATTATCTTCCTCATAGTTAAAGAATTTAGCATCATCAACAAATATACTATCATTTTCACTAGTTGAAAGATCACCAATTATTCTTGATGTTGGGAAAATTAATGGTTCAATGGAATTCCTTGATTTAGATACCACCTCTCCTCTAATTATCTTATCAATTTTTTGTTTTCTCCAACTACTTACTGGTTTAAATGTTTGTCCTATACCTGGCCCAGTGTATATTTCAGTTTCAAATGTATCAGAGGTTGTTATGCCTATGACAGTTCTTGGATTTTGTGCTACAGGATCACTCTGTGTTGCACCGATTTCAACAACATCACCAGTTTTTAATGTTTCAGGCACTTCCTTTATTCGAGTATCAGGATTCGACCCTCCAGATGTTCCTTTATAGAAGAATACTGAAATATCATCATCAGCATCTGGGGGATCGTTAAAGTCAAATGTAGTTCCTCCTTCAAAAGTATATGAAACACCGGGTTCTTGTAAGACACCATTGACATAGATGGAAAGAAGATTTTCCATTTTAATTTCGGGATTATCACTCTCAAAACTTAGTAGTTCACCATTCAACTCAATTGGGAATCTTGTTCTTACACCATCTTGTAGTGCTTTTATACTATCAACAAAATCAAATTCACCAAAATCCCATGATGCGTAATTGTCAGTAAATATTTCTGTGACAGTTAACTCAAATTCACTTACTTTGCTTGACAAACCTAATGCAGTAACTAAACCAACTGGTCTAACAACATCACCTTTCTTAAACCCAAAACCACTTCTTGTAACTTTAAATGATTCGACGGTATGTAAGGTTGAACCTACACCAACAGTTGAACTAGCACCTACATTTACAGATACCTTCAATCCAAGTCCTGTTTCGGTTGTAGCACCAATTCCTAAACGAGATACACCTATGACCTCAAGATCCTCATACGATGGATCTGGTACAATAATTTGAGGGTTAGTGTAAGATATTCCTGCACCGGCAACAGTGAAAGCCAATGTTCCACCAGCACCTACAGTTGCTGTTATACTTGCACCATTTCCTCCTCCACCTCCTTGTCCTACAAAGATTGTGAAAGTATCATCTGTTACTGATCTAATATCAGTTGCAATACCAACAATTGGATCTCCACCGGATGAATTACTTGGTGTTGGGCCAGATCTTGGATAAGGGTGTTCGGTACCAAAATGATCTTTAGAACAACTAAAGACCAATCCTCCAGTATCGATTCCGACAAATGTTCCTATACCTAATCCATGATTTGCAACAGTTATTTCTAAGAACCCAGTATGAGATGTGTAAACTGCGTTAGAAGCAGTTCTTGCAGTTCTAGTGAATATATTTGAATTAGTTGGATGAGTTTTTATAGAACCTATTCCAGATCTTATAAATCTATGTTCATAAGCAATATCAGTTATACCTATTGCAACTGAACCACGATATCCAGATCCGTGTCTATCTAAAGTTCCTATACCTACTGCAGTTATCTGACCATCATTATTTTTAACTGCAGTAACAGCAGCACCTACAGTTGGTGCAATACCTAAACCACCAGTGGAACCGAGAGAAACAATCATGCCCCCTCTTGGTAACTGATTTAAGTTAACGTCAGATTGACTTGCTACTTTTGTAACACCATCTGTTGAGGTAATACCTGTAAATGTAATTGTTGTGATACCTGCTGTGTTATCTCCAATAAAGTCATAATTATTACCTTGGTTATTTTCAGTGGTAGGTGTCTGGAAAATACCATTTAATAAAACTATGCTACCACCTGTTTGAATTCCAGTTGTATTAGCACCACCAACTTTAACAATATGTGTTGCACCTATACCTGTAAATCCATCTGATATATCATCAAATATTCTATTTTTTGTGTAGTCATTTCTTAGATATACTCTTCCATGAAATTCAGATCTTGGGAACTGTAAACCAGATGCATTTTTAGTAGCAAAGTTAGTGCCTCTTGGTGCCTCTGTAAAATGAATTTTACTGTTTACAATATTGTAAGATCCTTTAAACTTCCTTACAGCAGTTGAATCATTATGAGATGCTGCTGTTGTGCCTAATGTTCCTCTCTCAACACCAACTAATTTGAACGCACCATCACCTGTTATTGGCCCTATCGCTAATGTTCCAAGACCAACTGCATTTACTTTTATCAATTCTGTGCCAATTTTCAAAATATCTCCATCACTAATTGATGATATACCAGCGATACTTATGATTGAATCTGATGCTGATATACTTCCACCGTTATTAGTTAGAGTTGTATTAATTGGTGTAAATGCGATTGGTGACTGAATCAAACCATCAATATTAATAATTGCCTTTTCTAACCTCTTATCCATAGAAAGAGTATGAACATTACCAGCACCTAGTGAAGTGAATGTAACTGCGGTTCCTGCACTTGCGTTAGATAGTGATGTTGCAAGTTTAAATTTATCATCATCAACTTTAATCGCAAAAACATCAGTTGGTAAATCTACACCAGCAGCAGTTTCCATTGCATCAGCTGTAATACCTATAAATGTACTACCCGGTGTGTATTTTAATTTTTCTCCAGTGCTAAAGAAATGATCTCTAATTGTAAATACACCTGTAACAGGATTCAATTTTGTTGCATCAGTTGGTGTAAATGTTTTTGCAAAAATTGGCACTCCTTCATGTTTTAGATCAAATTCAGTTGTATTTGCTCTTGTTCCATTGACAGCATTGTATTGACTCACATCAACTGATTCAGTGATACGTCCGTATGTAAAGTCTGGTGGAGTATTGAATAAATCTAGATCAGTATAAACTACCTCACTATAAGCAGATACTTCAGCATTACTTACACCACTATCAGGATTGAATCTTACATTAAACTTATTATTAGCAAAATTGGAAACGAATGTACCAATACCTGATGTGCTACCTATAGAAATGAATGGGTAATGAACTATTGAAGTATCTGTACCGTTATGAGTTGCCAAAACTTCATGAATCGCTATTGTTGATCCAAAAGCAACTTTAACGATACTTTTAATAGTACTAAATTTATTTGAATCTACACCAACTATTGTAGATGTTGCAGATACTCTCTTGAAATTAGATTGTAAATTTAAGGTTCTCTCTGTACCATCTATCTGGGCAGCATCTTTAAATCTAAATGTGCCAATACCAACTGAAGTAGTTCCAAATCCAACAGTTTTAGATCTTAATGTTGCTGTATTAATACCAGTATTCTGGAAATCAATTGACAAAACACCGCCACTTAAATTTGATGTAAATGTACCAATAAAATTATTAGAGAAGTTGTCAATATCACCACTATCAACGTAATACTCACTAAAGTATGAATTAGTTCCATCATGAGTAGCATAGATATCAACTAAGTTTTTCTCATTAGTTTTATTATCTGTTACCTCAATAGTTGAATAAAATGCTGATGTAATTCCAACTGGTGAACTCACAAGACTAATTGTTGTGCTTGGGGCAGCAGTTTTAGCAACACCTATGAGATTTACAAATCCAATCGCCTCTGTATTGATTCCAGCTGTTGGACTATTAAATTTACTACGATAAACTTTTATATCCAAATCATCTTCAAACGGATCAGTAGGTGTGATTCTTAAAGTAGTATCATTTGTCGCTGAATCAGTAAAACCTTGTACATCTAATATCTTTTGTGTACCGATTCCAATATTATTTCTTTCAAATGTAAATGTGTCATTGTTATCCTTAAACACAATTACTTCATCTATCTGTATCTCATTCGTTGATGGATTTATTGATTGTATTAAGAAACTTTCATAATTATCATTAATTGGTAATTCAACTCTATTATTTTGTGTGCTATCTGTATTTGAGAATCGTGAACTTATATCATCAATATCCAATACTCTGTTTGTTAAACACTCAATAAAACTTGAAAGTTTTCTATCTTTCAACTTCAAGAATTTCGATTTACTTCCACCATCTAGAGTATCTACATCTACAGCAAAGTCAAAGTTATTGATTGTATCAACCCTTTCTTCAGTAATTAAGTCTCTGTTTATAAACAAAACACTATCAGAACTTATTCCAGATCTTGCTGTAGAAGTGATTCCGGTATCAGCAAAATTCTTTAATCCACTTGTATGAACAAGTCTGTTCACTGGATCAACTATGTCCTCAAATGTTTGTGGACTTTGAATTGTATATGACAAGTTCTGATAGTAGTCATTATCTGGAAGAACCATATAGTCTTCACTCAACTTTCCTACCTCATCATTCCAACCACGAGCTTGTTTAAGTGAATAATCAATTTCAAATATACCACGATTGTTAGAGACTGTGTTAATTGTCGCAACAGTTCCTGATATATCACCCCTGATGACATCACCTTTAAGTAATTCTCTAGATCCTATTACTTTTATGAATTCGTCAGGATTGTTCTCTAGAACATTTAGATCAACAATTACAAAACTATTATTTTCCTTAATACTTAATCGTTCTCCAACAGTAAATTCAGATGTTCTCTGTGTTGTTTTAAATTGTGGATATTTGTTAAAATTGGTGATTGTTGCATAATTTTGTTGATTTGTTTTTGCAATACCTATCGCAGTAGATATACCTGCCAAATTAAACTCTAATTTTGCAGGACTTGTGTTTTGATAATCAGAAATAGTAAGAAAATCGAATCCATAATCAGTGGAATTATATCCTGTACCAGCAGTAGGATCATCAAGTTGAATACCTTCAACAAAAATTTTATCACCAACTGCAAATGGAGCAGGAGTAAATCCTCCAATAGGTGTTACTAATGTGCATGTTACAATACCTGTCGTAGTGGTATTTGACATGCCAACAACATTAGATACTGACACTCCATTAGAATTATTAATTGTTCTTATTCTTTGCTCAACAGGTTTTAAGCCTTTAGGTGAACTTTTGATGTCAACAGATGAAATAGAACTTGATGTTAATGTTACTTCAATAACACCTTGATCTGTTAATTTTCCAGTCTCAGGATCAAC